TTAATAATCCTGGTTCGGGTTACAGAGTCGGTATTCAGACTGTCAATGTTGGATATGCAGTCTCAACAACGGGTATTACCACTGTTGTTAATATCGGAACAGCCACTGTTCAAAATGGCGAAATTGTTGCAATCACTACTAGCTTCATCGGTGCAAACCTTGATGATTTGCATCCACCCCGTGTTGTTATTGATGCTCCACTTCCATATCAGTCAATACCTCTTGTCTATGCCGATGGTGTAGTAGGAACAGGTACTGGTGCTAAAGTTGATGTTGTTGTGGGTCAAGGATCAAGTATTATTTCCTTTGATCTTTCTAGTAGAGGATTTGGATACAAAGAGGGTGAGGTTGTCAGACCCTCTATTGGAGGAACAACTGGTATTCAAACCACCACTGGTTACGATGAATTCCAACTCACTATCCAAGATGTCTACCGTGACTCTTTTAGTGGATTTACTATCGGAGATCTTGATGTCTTTGATGTTCTAGATGAAGATTTCGATGGATTCAAAAAGAACTTTAATCTCACGATTAGTGGAAAACAGTTCTCCATTGAAGTTGCTACTGGATCAAATATTAATATTGCTCAGTGTTTGATCGTTACAATTAATGATATTCTTCAGGTTCCAAATCAGGCTTACAAGTTCAATGGTGGTGCAGTCATTGAATTTACTGAGGCACCTAAGAAGGGTGATAAATCTAAGATCTTATTCTACAAGGGAACACCCGATGTTGATGTTGTCTTAGTCGATATTACTGAGACAATTAAAGTTGGCGACTCTGTTCAGCTGAAAAATAATCCCGGATCGGGTCAAGGAATTAGATTCTCTCAAGAACAAAGAACTGTAACAGGTATTACTACTCTAGATACTGCAAGAACATTTGCTTACGATGGACCTGGTATTACGACCAACCAATCACTACTCAGACCAGTCACTTGGTGCAAACAGACTGAAGATATTATTATCAATGGTCAGTTTATTACTAAGGATAGAGTTGATCAGGAACCATCTATTTTCCCAGCAGCATATCTCACAAGTTACGTTGGTATAACAAGTGGTTATGCTTACACAGATACTTCTAGACCACTCTTTAGTGGTAGAAATGAGACTAACCTTCTTGATTATCAAGATCGTATTAAATTGATCGACCAAAGAGAGTTCACAACAGCTCTTGGTATTGCATCTGTAGGTATTGGTACAACAGTCACCTCGGTTACTATCACAAACGTTGGATCTGGATATTCAACCTTCACTCCAACAGTGTCCTTCTCACTTCCTGATGATATTAATGGCACCAGAGCAACAGGTACTGCAAATGTAACTGGAAGTGGTGTCACTACAATTACAATCACTAATCCTGGAACTGGATATACCCAGGCACCTCGGGTATTGATTGAAGTTCCAACCGTTAGAACTGAAACTCTTGGAGTTTCTACTTACATGGGTGATCAAGGTCTGATTGTTGGTTATGCACAATCTGCTGGTGGACTTGGTACTTTAGAACTCTACATCCCAGATTCATCTGATCTCAGAGATGAATCGGTCATGGGTCCTGGTGCTGCAATCACTATGAGTCAGTTGATCATTGGTGACATCTTTGTTGTTAACAATTCAAACAACATATCCACCACAACCATGGACGGTATATACCAAGTATCTAAGGCATACAATGTAACAAAAGATTTGAGCTCTGTAGGTATCGGAACTACCACCATCAAGAGAGTTGAAGTTGCTGCTGTTGGTATTGGTACAACTAGTACAATTAATAATGATTACTTCTGGGGTACTTACTCATGGGGTAAGATTGAATTTAAGAGTAGACCTTCTACCACTGCTCTCGAATTTACACCAAATCCTTACTCAGGACTATCAACATCAGTTCTTGTTCAGAGATTGAGACCACTTAAGTTTAATGGTTACACCAATTAAAATAAATAAAACATAGAAAAGGACCCCTATAGATGGCATTCCAAGGCATTAACACTGGCTCTGCACCAAATGATGGCACTGGTGATACCCTCCTTGCCGGTGGTATAAAAGTTAATAGCAATTTTACTGAAATATACAGTCTCCTTGGTGATGGATCTTCTCTGGCTGTGGGTGTTGTCACCAATACAGGTGATGCATCAGGTGTAACGGGTATCACCACTCTGATTCAGGCAGGTAGTAACATTTCAGTAACAACAAATGCTGGAATTTCTACTATTGCGTATACAGGTATTGCTAATACTGCAAATATAAGTGCTAATACAGTCAATGTAAGTGGTATTGTCACCGCAACAAGTTTTAATGGTTCCGGTGCATCTCTAACTGGTGTTTTAACAGCATTAAATTTGAATGGTGCTGATGGATCTGGTCTTACTGGTGTTGTAACAACACTCACTGGTGCTAATGCATCAGGTGTAACGGGTATCACCACTCTGATTCAAGCAGGTAGTAACATCACAGTGACAACCACTGCTGGTATCACCACCATTGCATCAACAGCTAGTGGTGTTGGAACTGCCAATGTAAGCACAAATACATTAGTTGTTGCTGGTGTATCTACATTCCAAGGAAGAATGATTGGTACTGATACCAATAACGTCATCCCATTCTACTATAATAATTACAGTGAATTCCCATCATCAAGCACATACCACGGTGCTGTTGCTCATGCACATAACACCGGTAGATTGTATTTCGCACATGCTGGTTGGAAAGAATTAGTCAATAAAGAATCAGATGGAACTGTTGGCACAGGGACTGAAACATATAATGTTGGTCTTATCACTGCTATTGGAAATAATCTTGTTTCTTCCCAATGGACACTAGGTGCAAGTGGTTCTAGTCACTACACATTCACTGGTCCAGGAAATCTGAGTGGTACATCTGACCCAGTAATTTATCTTGCAAGAGGTCAAACCTATCAGTTTGTTAATAACTCGGGTGGTTCCCATCCATTCGAGATCAGAACATCAAATGGTGGTTCGGCATATAGCACTGGTGTGACCAATAATTCGGCCGCTAGTGGTGTAATTAAATTTGAAGTTCCGTTTGATGCACCAAATACACTATACTACCAATGCACAAATCATGCCGGCATGGGTGGAACTGTAGTGGTATATCCAGATCGATTTACCGTCTAAATAAGAAAAAAGTCCTCTAAACATGGCTGCGATAATTACTGATCAACTTCGTATCTTGAATGCAAAGAATTTTGTAGACTCTGTACAGAATTCTAACAATTCATATTACGCATGGATTGGTCTTCCAGATGCTCCTGAGTTCCAGAGTGACTGGAATTCCAATCCTCCTGCCCCCAAGGATTGTTTGGATGATTCAAATTATTATTGGGACACCATGTTGGCCCTTAAAAAGATCAACTCTGGTGATGTAAGCCAGGTTGTGAAGAAGATTACTTGGCAGTCAGGTACCACATATGATATGTGGAGAAATGATATTGATAGAAATAATGCATCACAACCATCTGGAGCGTTGGACATTTATGATGCAAACTACTATGTAATGAATAGTGAGTTCAAAATTTATATTTGTTTGTTCAATAACGCCAATCCAGAGAACAGTTTTAGAGGTGGTCCTTCTTTGGACGAACCAAATTTCACCGATTTGGAGCCCAGAGAGGCTGGAAGCAGTGGTGATGGTTATATTTGGAAGTATCTTTTTACGATTAAGCCAAATCAAATCATCAAATTTGACTCTACCAACTTCATTCCGGTACCCACAGATTGGGAAACTAACTCTTCATACACTTCTGTAAGAGAAAATGCAGGAACAAGTGGTCAAATTAAGATTGTAACCATTAGAAATCGTGGTGTTGGTATTGGTACTGCTAATGTTACCTACACCAGAGTACCTATTTTGGGCGATGGAAGGGGTGCAGAGGCTACTGTTGTCGTAAACAATGACTCAAAAATTGAATCTGTGACCGTTTCTAACGGTGGAAACGGATATTCCTTCGGAACTTTGGATTTATTGACTGGTGGTGTTCCTTCAGGCACCGTTGATCCCGTTTTTAACGTCATTATTCCTCCTCCTGGAG